GAATGTACAAAATTGCGGAAAGTAATTTAATGAAATCTGAACCTGAATATGGAGATATATTAAATAAAGCAAGAAGTTTAAATAAAGAAATTAAAAAAATTGATGAAGATATTGATAATGGAATTTCCGCTTATAGTATTTTAGAAAAAAAATCAAAAGAATTAGGTATGGATTTAGATTCTAAATTAAAAGGTAATAGAAGTAGATTAAATAATTTTAAAAAAACTACAACACAAATATTATCTGAATTAAAAAACATTATTTAAAAAATAATAATATGAAACCAAGCGTACACAAAATACTAACTAAGTTATCTAATCATAAAGTTGAGTTAGCAAGAAAAGCACCAAGCGTAGAAAAAGATTTTGCAAAACTTAATGATAAATTAAAAAAAGCAGAAGCGAAAATTGATTCATCTTTTATGGATTATAAAAAAGAATGGAATAGTTTTCAAGATATTATAAAAGAAGTTGAAGGAGATAGAAAAAGATTAGAAAACGACATAAAAGAAATTAGTCAAGCTGCTATGGATTTAGGTGTTGATTTTAATTCTGTAAAAGGACTAAAAGAAGCACAAGACTTGTCAAGAAAATTAGATGGATTAACTTCTGATTTGCCAAAGTTATATAAAGAGCCTAAATAAAAACACAACAAACACAATACTAATTTATTGTAATATTATATGAAAGCAACAGATATGTTAAACAAAGTAAAAGAACTTATTGGGGTAGAACTATCCGAAGAAGTTAAGTTGGCTCAAGCCACATTAGAAAACGGTACTGTTATTGAAAGTGAATCATTTGAAGCAGGAAGCGAAGTGTTCATTGTAACAGAAGATGAAATGGTAGCTTTACCAGTAGGCGAATACAAACTTGAAGATGGGGAAACTTTAATTGTAGAAGAAGAAGGAATTATTTCTTCTATCGGTGCGGTTGAAGAAGAAGTTGAAGAAGAAGTAGAAGCTGCTGAAGATAAAAAAGAAGAAATGGAATATGCTACTAAAGCAGAACTTTCTGAAATTAAGGCAATGATTGATGAAATAAAAGCAATGATTGAACCTAAAGAAGAAATGAGCGAAGAAGTAGAATCTAATACTATTAAATCTGAAGAAACTACAACTAAAACAGTTTATGCTGAAAAGGAAGAAGTAAAAGAAGAATTAGCTGCTGAAACACCAGTAGAAAAAATTACTCACAATCCTGAAGCTGAATCAAAACCAAATTTAAACCTATACGCACAAAAAAGAGCATTAAGCACAGCGGATAGAGTTTTACAAAGAATTTCACAAATAAAAAAATAAATAAATAAATTATGGCAACTACAACTAGTATTACAACTACTTATGCAGGGGAGTTTGCAGGACAATACATTTCTGCTGCACTTTTAAGTGGTACGACAATTGAAAACGGTGGAATTACCGTTAAACCAAACATTAAATTTAAAGAAGTATTAAAAACAGTTTCTACAAACGATATCGTAACAGATGCAGCTTGTGATTTTGTTGGAACTTCTACTATTACACTTGATGAGCGTATTCTACAACCTGAATACCAACAAGTAAACTTACAATTATGTAAGAAAGATTTCCAAAATGATTGGGATGCGATTTCTATGGGCTATTCAGCTTTTGATTCACTACCACCTTCATTTTCTGATTTCTTAATTGGACACGTTGCTGCTAAAGTAGCACAAAGAACTGAAACTTCTATTTGGGAAGGTTCTACTGCAACAAGTGGACAGTTTGATGGATTAACTACTTTGTTAGCTGCTGATGCTGCTCACACAGGTTCAACTAAAATTACAGGAGAAGCTATTACTGCTGCAAACGTAATTGCACAATTAGGAAGTATAGTTGATGCACTACCTTCTGCAATCTATGGAAAAGAAGATGTAAAAATCTATATTTCACAAAACATTGCTAAGGCTTATGTATCTGCACAAGCTGCTTTAGGTTACAGAGATTTATATAACGTAGGACAAACTGAAATGAACTTTCAAGGTGTTCCATTATTCGTTGCAAATGGTCTTGCTGCTAACGCTGCTATTGCTGCTGAAACTTCAAACCTTTACTTTGGTACAGGACTTTTATCAGACCACAACGAAGTGAAAGTAATTGATATGGCTGATATTGATGGTTCTCAAAATGTACGTGTTGTAATGAGATTTACAGCAGGTGTACAATACGGAATTGTTTCTGATATCGTATCTTACGGAATCGGACTATAATAATAAGATTAACTAACTTAAAGGGTGGGTAAGCCGAATTTGTGCCTACCTACCCTTTTTTAATATAAAATAATATGGCTTGTGATTTAACCAAAGGTAGAAAAGAACCCTGCAAAGATGTAGTAGGTGGTCTTAAAGCTGTTTACTTTACTGATTTCGGAGATTATGGAACGGTAACAGAAACAGATGACGAGATTACTGATATGACAGGAACTTTTGTAGCTTTTAAATACGAATTAAAAGGAAATAGTAGCTTTGAACAGGCTATTACTTCTTCACGTGAAAACGGAACGACTTTCTTTGACCAAACTTTAACACTTACTTTGAAAAAATTAAGTAAAGAAGATAACAAAGAATTAAAACTATTAGCTTATGGTAGACCACACGTAGCTGTTGAAGATTATAACGGAAATGTATTTGTTATGGGATTACAGCACGGTGCGGAAGTAACTGGTGGAACTGTTTCTACTGGTGCTGCAATGGCAGACTTATCAGGATATACTTTAACGCTAAACGCACAAGAAGTAAAACCTGCTAACTTTGTTAATGCACCAACAGCTGCTGACCCATTCGCAGGAATGACTAGTGCAACTGTAACAGTAACAGAAGGTACAAATTCTTAACAAGTGTAAAAATTACTTTTGTTCTATTAACAAGGGTAAAAAAGAATTTCATTTTGATAAATTAGGGTGGCTATATGCTACCCTTTTTTTATGTCTTATAAATAACAAAAAACAAATAATATTATTGTATATATATGATAGTATTAAAAGAAACTAATTTAGCGCAAACGATTAAGTTTATACCAAGAAAACTAAATATTGGTCAAGTAGCTGCTGCTGATAGTACTTTAATTACAGCAGATAACACGGTATTAACAGTAGACCAAATTGGGTATAATATTGCTATAAGAAATGAAACAACAAACAAGGATGTTTACAACGTTTATAGCGACCAGATAATGGATAGTTCATATTATAGTACTTATAATGCTGTTTTACCATTAAAGCAAGACGTTTCTTATACCTTAAAAATAACAGGGATTGAAACTATATATAAAGACAAAATATTTTGCACAAATCAAACAGATGTAGCTGCTTATACAGTTAATCAAGGCGAATATATTTTTAATGATACAGATAACGAATTTATTACCTTATAATGGATAATTTACACATAGTTAATTTAGCTTCATATAACAGACCTAAAATCAGCGAAGATAAAAATCGTGATTGGGTAGATTATGGAGAAGATAACGATTACTATTCTTACTTAATTGAACTTTACACTAATTCAACAACTAACAATGCTATTATTAATGGTGTTAGTAATATGATTTATGGTAAAGGATTAGATGCACTAGATAGTAATAGAAAACCAAATGAATACGCTTCAATGCGTTCTATATTTTCTGATAGTTGTTTAAGAAAAATAACACTTGATTTAAAATTATTAGGAGAAGGTTCTATACAGGTTCTTTATAAAGATAAAAAAGTAGTAAAAGGGGAGCATTTTCCAAGACAAACATTACGAGCAGAAAAATGTAATGAAGATGGACAAATAGAAGCATACTACTACTATCACGATTGGGCAAAACTAAAAAGAAGTGATAAACCTAAAAGAATCGCAGCATTTGGATTCGGAAATGGTACTGAACCTGAAATAAAAATTATTAAAAAATATGTTTCAGGATACGATTATTATTGTCCCGTAGATTATCAAGGTGGTTTAGCTTATGCAGAACTAGAAAGTGAAGTATCTGATTATCTTATTAATGATGTACAAAATGGATTTAGTGGTACAAAGGTAGTAAACTTTAACAATGGTGTACCTGACAAAGAAAAACAGATACAAGTCAAGAACGATGTAATGCGTAAATTGACAGGCTCACGTGGAGAAAAAGTAGTAATTGCATTTAACAATAATGCAGAATCTAAAACTACTGTTGATGACATTCCATTAAACGATGCACCTCAACACTATGAGTACCTTTCAAATGAATGTTCTAATAAGTTAATTGTAGCACATAGAGTAACAAGTCCATTACTTTTAGGAATTAGAACTGAAAACAATGGTTTAGGTTCAAATGCAGACGAAATAAAGACCGCTGCGCTACTTTTTGACAATATAACTATAAAACCCTACCAAGAACTAATTTGCGATGCCTTAGACGATATTTTAGCGGTTAATGGGATTAGTTTAAAACTTTACTTTAAGACTTTACAACCTTTAGCATTTATTGAAACTGATAATGCTATTACGGATGAAGCACGTGAAGAAGAAACAGGTGTAAAAGATGAATTAACATTATCTAAAGAAGAAAGTTTTGATGACAATGAAATGTTTGATTTACTTAGTGAGTTTGGAGAAGAAGAAGATTTAGAAAATTGGGAATTAGTAGATGAAAGAGAAGTAGATTATGACCAAGAAGAAGCATTAGATAAAATGATAAATTTAGCTTCAACAGGAACTGCAAGACCAAACGCTAAAAGTGAACAAGATGAAGTAACAAATGATTTAACAGCATTCAAGGTACGTTATCAATATGCACCATTAAAAACACAAGCAAACAGTAGGGATTTTTGTAAGAAAATGGTAAGTGCTAAAAAGATTTATCGTAAAGAAGATATTACTCAAATGAGTACTAAAGCAGTAAATGCAGGTTGGGGGTTAAGTGGAGCAGCTACTTATGATATTTGGTTTTATAAAGGCGGTGGTGCTTGTCATCATTTTTGGATGCGCAAAACGTATATGGCAAAAGGTGTACAGCCTGATGCAACTAATCCAAATGCAGAAGTTAGTGTAAACAAAGCAAAAAAGGAAGGTTTTAAACCTGAAACAAACGACCCTAAAGTGGCAAAACGACCAAAGGATATGCCTAATCAAGGATTTGTAAATAAATAAGAAATGGCAGAAGCAATACTAATAACACGAAAAGATGTAATTAAGTTTACTGCAATGAACGGAAATGTTGATACAGATAAGTTTATTCAGTATGTAAAAATTGCACAAGATATACATATTCAAAATTATATCGGTACTGAATTACTTTTGTCTATTCAAAATAAAATTACTAATAGTACTTTGACAGGGGATTATTTAAGCCTTGTAACAACGTATATAAAGCCTATGTTAATACATTGGGCAATGGTAGAATATTTACCTTTTGCAGCTTATACGGTAGCTAATAAAGGCGTATTTAAACATAGTTCTGAAAATGCTGAAAATGTATCAAAAGAAGAAGTAGATTTTTTAATTGAAAAAGAAAGAGATACAGCACAATATTATACAGATAGGTTTATTTCCTATATGAGTTTTAATGCAAGTTCAAAGTTTCCTGAATATTACACAAATAATAATGAGGATGTATATCCTGACAAAGATGCAAATTTTGAAGGATGGGTACTGTAAACAAATACAAACCAAAAGAAATTAATATAATTAGATTAGAAAAATATTTAAAAAAAATATCTAATAAAACGAATAATAAATTATGGCACAAGAAATAATTAATATTGGTACTACACCTAATGATGGTACAGGAGACCCATTAAGAACTGCATTCACTAAAGTAAACGAAAACTTTACAGAACTTTATGATACTGCGGACACGCAAGATTTAGACTTTACAGGGGATAGCGGTACTGGTGCTGTTGAGTTGGATAGTCAAACGTTAAACCTAGTTGGTACTAACGGTGTTCAGACTACTGCTAGTGGACAAACTATTACTATTGACACTTCATCTTTAGACACAAGATTAACAACAGCAGAAGCTGATATAGA